CTTCTTGGCAAGAAGGGCAGCAACCATCTTTAATTTCATAAGTTGTGTAACCATCCCTCCCGCACGTTGGGCATTGATGTAATTCCATATTCTCTACTATTTAGCCCGCAAACGAAACGCTAACATGGCATAGCGTCCATTTAAGCGGACGTGGTTAATTAATCTGCATAGCTCATTTATTTAAACGGTCGCTATGCCTGACCGTTAGCAATCAGTTTGCTTCCTTAGTATTCTTGATTGGCATTTCATGCAAATTAATTGGTGTGTGGTGCAAAAACCCTTATGTTATTGAGGATATTTGCGAGTTGTGATGTATTAAACGACACCACAACACGCAATAGGTTTTTACAAAGCCCGCCCAAGGCATTATTTCTTCTGTTATTTTTTGATTCTATTTTATTTAAACTCGTATTATGCAACCTCTTCTGGCTCCGGCATTAACGTATCAAACAATGAAGGCATCTCAACCTTCTGTTCGGCTCCTTTGCAATAGGCTGCCCCGTCTGTAAAATACCCGGGATTAAGTTCTATTCCTATTCCGAAGCGGCCTTTCTGAATTGCCCTGTAAGGGACTGTCATTAATCCACCGAATGGGTCTAAAACAATATCACCAGGATTGCTTAGCTGTTCAATCACGCGGTCTACAATATCAAACTGTAAAGGGCACAAATGCATCTCTTTCCCCTTACTCCATTGACTTCCGTTTAATGTTCTCATGCGCGTTACATCCGTCCAAACTTCATCTGACCAGCTCTGTGGTTGCAGAAGCATAAATCCCGAAGGGAGTTTACCGTGCATTTCAAGTGTTTCGGCGATTTTAACTACATACTCAAAATCCCAAATTTCATTTAAAGTATACTTCTTAAAGTATTGAAAAATCTCTTTAGGGGTTAGCTTTGCTATCTCTTCAAAACTTAAAGGCCTATCACCGGAAGACCTTGTAAATCCGTGTGCATCCATTTGCCAGCGGGCACGGCTGTAACCTTCCGGGTTAATCCATTCTTTTTCTTTCTTCTTCCAGTCCTTTTTCTCTTTAACCACCGGAACATCGGCATAGGCGTTTGTCCTATCTGTTGCCGGCTTTCGGAAATACAAAAGATATTCCGGCATTCCCACGCCCATTTTAGTACCGTCTTTGCATTGTTCCGTCCATCCAAGCCGATAGGTTTGATTGTTCTCCCTTACCACATCTGTAACGATTGTTTTCATACCCATATATGCAAACCCATGCTTAGTATAGTGCTGAATGCAATCAACGTGGAAGGGGTAAACAGTTTGAACACCCATTTTTGACAATCCCATAGGGACAATTCTGTCTTTTACGTGAATAATGGCCATTCGCCCCGGCTGTAATTTTTTAAACAGATTTGGCGTTAAAAAGTCCATTTGCCGGAAAAACTCTTCGTTACTTTCTGAATGCCCAAAATCAGCGTAATTGGGTGAATATTCATATTGAGAGCTGAAAGGAATTGATGTTAGAATCAAACCGACGGAATTGTCTTTAATGTCATCGTGCTCCGACAATTCCTTTACATTATCATTGTTGATAATCATGTGATTTTTGCCCTCTATTTTAACCCTTTCAACTCCGATATTTCGGGTAAGGACTTGTGCCATTTCAGAATGTGATAGGCCGTATTTCTTGATTATTTCAGTCATATTTTTAACAAGTTTAATATGATTTTCCCACTTTCTTTCTAAGGTTTTGCGAACGTTTCTTTCCGCTTCGGTATAGATTAAATCTACTCTGACAGTGTTTTTCTGCAAAAACCTTTGAAGGCGGTGAATTGATTGAATGAAGTCATTGAATTTAAAGCCAATGCCTAAATATATGGCCCAACTGCAGTGCCTTTGGAAATTACACCCTGAACCTGCAATAACGGGTTTTGCTGCAAGCTCCTGAAACCTTCCGTACGTAAAGTCCAGTATAGCCTGTTCCCGCTTTTCGTAATTCTGTGAACCGAAGATGGAGGTAATACCAGGAACAGCCTTTTCAATTGCTTTGCGTTCGCTTTCCAGGTCATGCCAGATTATCCTGTGGGCCGTTGGGTCTTCTTCTCTTAATTCCAGCATCTTTTTGATACGGTCGTTCAAACTATTCCTTTTCTCTTTTGCCGCTCCATGAAGTCCTAAAGCGTCATCGACAAACATCGAATATTGACCGCCTTTATCGGCCCCAGCCTTTGAATGATCGGATGGTATCTCATGCCACCTTACGTCCAGTTCCGGTAAGATATAGCCTTCATCATCTGCAGGGTTCAAAGTAATATCTGAAGGCTTTGAAACGAACAAAGCCCAACTACTGACCCACAACCAGAATTCTTCTTCTTTGTGAGCGTGTAATGTAAGTTTATCGGCTTTGGTGGAATCACGTTTAAAGAATCTCGTTTTTGCCTGTGAAACGTCCATTACTCCCAAAAAATCAGCATAGGCCAGTAGTTCAATGTATTCGTTCGGGGAAGGCGTGGCCGTGGCCACAAAACGATACTTGACAGAAGCTTCACCTCTGCGGCATTGCATCGGGCCGGCATCACCGGTAAAGAGTCTCATAAACTCCCGAAATGTCTTTGTTCCACCAAAACCCCGTAAAACTGAAGCTTCATCCAAAGAGGCTACTTTAAAATGGCCGGGGTCTAATTTGCCGTCACGAACACTTTCATAGTTCGTTAAGTAAATCCCGTTCCCTTCGGCCTCTTCAATACGTCTTATGAATTTTGGGGGCGTTTCCCATTTTAAAATATTGATAGCATCCTGAACAAATTCTTGTTTCACATTTAACGGGCAAATGATTAACCCTTTCCCGCCTCCGGCCTTTTCAAGTGTACACCTGACAGCCTCTAATTGAGTGACTGTCTTGTGCAACCCGAAGCTGGCAAAACAGGCCCGGCGGCCCCCTTCGACCAGCCATTTAACCATAATCTTATTGTGAGGTTTCAGGGCGGGGTTTATTAAATTTATGTCAAGCTCAAAGCCTTGCTTTTGCGCTATTTTGACTTTTGATTTTAAGAACTCATTATATTTTTCCATCAAGGAACTTCTTTTAAAAGGGTTTCAAATAATTCATTCTGAATTTGCACCTCAATATCATCGTGATCCCCTGTAACCAGATTGGATATTTCTCTTTTTCTGTTAATAATACCGTAGATGTGATTGTCTATTGATCCCTGACCAAGGGCGTAGGTACATTGTACTGAATCTTTTTGTCCGATTCTGTGTGCCCGGTCTTCACACTGGTCAAGGTCTGCGGGGTGCCATGGGAGTTCAATAAATAGTACCCGCGAACTGGCCGTTAAAGTGATCCCAACCCCTGCAGCTTTGATTGAGCATATTATCACCTTTGCATCCGGGTCATTCTGGAAGCGGTCAATATTCGACTGCTTCATGTGTCCGGCCATTCCTCCCCGAATTACACAAGCATCCGGGAAAGCCTCTTTAAGAGCCTGACCAACCTCTCTTAAATGACAGAAAATAATAACCTTTTCCCCGGCATTTGCGACTTCATTAACCTGCTCAATAACTGTGGCAAGTTTACCCCGTGCGCTTATGCCTTTTAATATGCCAATTTGTACCAGGGCTTTCATTCTTAAAAGCCGGGCCGCTTCGGCATCGGTCTTTTGCTTATACTCTATCAAATAAGTCCTAAGGTCATTCAGGGCATGGTCATACTCTTCCTGGTTACTGAGCTCTACAGGCAGGATCGATCGCAATTTTGCGGGCAAATCCTTCAAAACTTCTGACTTTCTACGGCGTATCATACAGGATTTTTTCATCTTTTCGCCAAGCTGAGGAAGCTTTGATTTATCCAGCCACTTGGCCCGGAACATTGAGGCCCCGCCAAAGTCTTTTAGCCTGTCTAAAACTCCCAAAATGGAAACAAGGTCTTCCTGTGAGTTCACAATAGGGGTTCCTGTCAGGGCTAAGATGAACTCTTTACCCGTTACAATGCCCTTTGAAAATTTGCTTTGAAAGGTAGAGGGGTCTTTAAGCCGGTGAGCTTCATCAATAATCACAGACTTAAACATTGAGATTTGAGGCTTGAACTGAACATCTTTTAGTTTAACCGGCCCGCGTGGAAGGTCTTCAACAAAGAACTTTTTCAGACTTTCGTAATTGGTAATAAAAACATCCACTTTGGCCCCGGTTCCGAAAGGATTCAGTTCAGGCTTTGAGAGCATCCACCAACTGTGCTGATTGGCGTTATTTAAGATCATAGCCTTTTTATCTGACCACATGTGCCACTCTCTTTGCCAATTGATTTTTAACGATGCCGGGGCGATAACCAGGCAGGGGAAAGCATCTGCCCTGACAACTGTTTGAATGCTTTGTATTGTTTTCCCTAACCCCGGCTCATCCCCTAATATGAAGCGTTTATTCTCAAGCCCGTACTCAATACCCTCTTCCTGATATGGGAATGGTTTAAGCTCTGACATGGGACAGTGTTTTGGATTGTTTGTAGAAATAAATCTTTCTCATTTCTTCCAGAAGAGCGTCAAAGGTCTTTATGTAACCCATATCAACGGCAAAGGCCAGTTTGCTTTGAATTTCGGAAAGCTCGTTAAGTTGTTCCCGAGTGGCGTGCTGCCTTAAAATGCCGGATTCGTGACGGCCAAAAACAATATAGTTTAGACCTTTTGCCAACTGGCTGTAATTAACGGCTGGTAATCTTGCCGCGGCCTTTGAAAGTGTTTTGTACATATCTCCAGCGGCATGCCGATATTCTACAAGCTGATCATAGACAAATTCAATCACCCTTACTTCAAACTCCGGATTTAACCACATAGCAAACTTCATAAACATATATGGGTGCATCCAAGTCTTATTTCCCCGTCCCTTACCAGATATAAAAGGGCGAACATTCTCGCCCTTTTCTTTTAATCTGATTTCAAGAGATTTTAAAAACTCTTTTGTGTTATTAAGCTTAACAAAATCCCTTATTCTTTTATGCTCTTTAGTTCTTTTATTCCATTCAGAAACCAATTTATTAGCATCAAAATATCCATCCTTTGTTCTCTGGATAACTTCAATGTCACCCAACTTTCGAACCATGTTTACTGAAGTTTTCATGATCGACCTTTTTTAAATCCATACTTATTAGCTGTATCCAATACATCATCCATTGATAAATTGAACCACTCTCCGCGGACTCGCTTGTCGGAAAACTCTGTATGAATCTCCCTTTCAATATCTTTATCACAGACAAACAGGATTTTTATCTTTGGTATTTGGCCCCCTAAAGTTGCTTCTCTGACAGTTGGATTTCTTGATTTTCCTATCTTATATAGACCTGAATTTTCATCTACCATTATATAAGTCTTGTAACCACTAGCGGTCCCGTCTTTTGAAGTTCTTTCATTTTTTATAATGGATTCCATTAGTTTTGCAACAGAACACAAAAAAGGATGATTAAACCACATTTCCCCTTCTTTACAAATCACCCCAGGGTGATTATTGAATGAAGAAACAAAGACCTTAACAGGGACTAATTCATTTGGCAATTTCCCATTAAAGCTAATTTTCAAAAACCATTCACAACCAGATTGCTTAAACTCTAAAACATCTGGTTGTTCTGCATTAAGAATGTGACATAAACGCTCGAATGAAGACAGAAGGCTGTTTATTCTTAGAATACCTACAAACTCATCAATAGAATACACCAGCCTATCTTCGTACCCTGCTTGCTCTGGCATATCCGAAGGAAGAAAGTCCACTTCATGAAATATTGTTCTTTTCACAAAGTTTTTCCCATTATTTGATATTGTGTGTTTGTCTAATAGACTTATCATTTTTTCCAACATGATTTATATTTTTAGAGAGTTTGATTTTGTGTTTTTCAAATTCTTTTAGCGTGAACACCCAAATTTTATTCTTATGTAGGTGTAAGTAGGTCTCTCCGATCATCAATACATTTAACCGGTCAAGGCTTTTGGAACCCTCAGACATCATTGCCTGATACTCCAATTCCTTTACATAGTCTTCTCCAAAGCGGTGAACCAGTCCCCTTCGATAATTCAAAGCATCGCTGCCTTTGAAGCGATTCCCAGAAGCACTTTGGCCGTGAATATTTTGCGGATTGAAACGCATGGCCGGTTTGGCCCCAACTGAATAAAAGTGACCGGCATCACTTATGGCCCCGTGGTCAGAAATGGATTTTCCATAAAAGCAAGTATTGTCCCGCTCCCTGATATAGGGGTTGACAATCTTACTTTGAACGTGTTGAATCATTTCGCTGGTTGGCTTTTCACGCCATGGAGTTGGTTTTTTTCGCTCTTTTTTGCCGGAACCAGATTTTGTTTTCGGATTTGTTTTCTGGTTATTTTTTTTTGAAAGGGCTTCTTTGTATTGGCAGGAGGGGCATTTTTTAGGCTGGATAGTAGAATTAAATCTTTGAGGGATGGAACGACCGCATTCACATTTGCGGTTACTCATAATTTTTCGCGAATATCTCGAACTTCAAAAGAATGTGCCTGGTGAGGTGGTTTAGCTTCTTTTAATACGCCCCAGCCTTCATCGTGACAAATTAAAGCAATACGACCTGTTACAATTTCTTTATCCTCCGTTTTGGTTCGTATCATATCGCCGGTAGTTAGTTTCTGAACTTCCGAATCTGAGAGTTTTGTCATATCGTGAATGGCCCATCTTATTGCTACATAAGAAAGTAAAACAATAATAGCAATCACTATAAAAAATATTAAA